ACGTATCTTTCTGTCTAGATGCAAAAGAAGCGGGTATGGAGATCTGGATTGATCCAAAAATCCGTGTTGGCCACGAAAAAACGAGGATTATTTAAGATGGCAGACGCAGAAATAAGATACAGGGTCGTAGAATTAGGCACATCAGGCTGGTGTGTCAACGATCCTAAGCAAGATGTAGGTCTTGACAAGGAACAGGCGAGGGTGAGACTCAATTTTTACATGAATGAGGGCATCTCACCAGACAGATTAAGAGCTCAAATCGATAAATAAAAAGAAAACGGTTAAAGATGGCAGACTCAGATCCTAAATTAGCTCCCCATAACGTAGAAAGTGCTGGTTTTAAAGGCGGAAGTGTAAAAGGACAGTATGATGTAAGCGCTCAAGCACGAAAAAAGGCTGCTGCAAACAGCAATACAAGTCAATCTCCACTCGCTGCTGGTTAAAAAACACTCAAAAAATTTTAAAGACCCTTTAAAAGGGTCTTTTTTTGTGTCTAAATAGAATTTGAATAGTATATTTGTCCATAATGAAGTTAAAAAATACGCCATTTGGCGGTTTTAAAGATGGTTTTATAGAAAAACCAGAAGAAGATGAGACAATTTTGCGTGAAGTTGTTGGTGATGACGCTAATGACAAGAAAAGAAAACAAAATTTGAGTGAATAATGGCAAAAGTAGATAGACAACTTGTAACAAAAACTCCTTTTAGAGATATTAGTCTGTCATTTAGTCGCCATCCTGTGACAAATGACATCGGTGTCTTCACAAATGAGGATGCAATCAAGAGATCTGTCACAAATTTAGTAAGAACAAGAGTAGGTGAAAGGTTTTACCAGAAATTATTAGGTAGTCCTCTTGAAGATACTCTATTTGAGCAGCAAGATCCAGACGTTGCTCAAGTTTTAGAAGATGATATAAAACTTTTATTAGAGAATTACGAACCTAGAGTTAGTAATTGTTCTGTAACAGTGCTTTTTCCGCTTGATACTAACCAATTAACTTGCAATATCACTTATGATATTACTGGGATGCAGTTCCCACAGCAAAATATAGAATTTATTCTCCAATCAACTAGAGTATAATGTCGTTTAACCAGTTTACAAACCTAGATTTCGCTGATCTTAGGGCTCAAATTAAAGATTATCTTCGAGTAAACAGTGATTTCGCTGATTTTGACTTTGAAGGATCAAACTTTTCTACTCTAATTGACCTTTTAGCGTATAACTCTTACATTACTGCTTATAATACGAACATGGCAGTCAATGAGTGCTTCCTTGATAGCGCTACATTGCGTGAAAATGTCGTTTCTCTCGCTAGAAACATTGGTTATGTTCCAAGATCCTCTAGAGCTGCACAAGCTGTAGTTGATTTTACTGTAGATTTAGGTACTAATGACACAAAAATCTTAACTTTGAAGGCTGGACAAGTCGCTTTAGGTAATCAGTTAGGAAGTAATTACATATTTTCAATTCCAGATGACTTTGTAGCTACAACAAACGATAATAATACTGCTACTTTTAGTAATTTAAGAATTTATGAAGGAATTTACCTTCAAAAATCATTTGAAATAGATTATTCTCAACCAAATCAAAGATATATTCTTCCAAACTCAAATATTGACACAACTTCTATCCGTGTTACTGTTTCTTCGACAACAGATGAGATTTATACGCTCTATAATAACATTTTGAAGGTAGATGACACCTCTAAATTATTTCTAATTCAAGAAATTGAAGATGAACAGTATGAAATTTTATTTGGGGACGGAATTATTGGTAAAAAACCTCCAGCTGGAGCTATTGTAACTGTAACTTACATCGTTACCAACGGAAAAACTGGAAATGGTGCTAGAAACTTCTCATTTGTTGGTATTTTGAAAGATGATACTGATAAAACAATCTCACAAGGTATATCAGTATTAAAAACATCCCAAAAATCTGAAATGGGTGACAACGTTGAAGATATTAGTTCAATCAAATACTTGGCACCTCGTATATACTCTTCACAATACCGTGCAGTGACCGCCAATGACTATACAGGTATAATTCCATTCGTATATCCTAACGTTGAATCTGTGACCGCCTACGGTGGAGAGGAACTAGATCCCCCTGAGTTTGGAAAAGTGTTTATTTCGATAAAACCGAAGAACGGTTCTTTCCTTTCACAGATTACGAAGGACGATATATCCAGACAACTAAAACAATATTCAATTGCTGGTATTAAACCAGAAATTATCGATCTTAAGTATCTTTATGTTGAAGTTGATACTTCTGTCTACTATAACACTAACGCAACGTCTGATGTGACTGAATTAATTAGTAATGTTACCAAAGCTTTGACTACATATTCAAATTCATCTGATATTAATGCTTTTGGTGGTAGATTCAAGTATAGTAAAATTGTAGGATTGATAGATGACTCTGCTAGAGGAGTTACATCTAACATTACTAGGGTAAAGATGAGACGTAATATAACTCCTGAGCTCAATACGTTTGCAACTTATGAACTTTGCTACGGAAATGCTTTTTACGACCAACCAAATGGGTATGGCGTGCGATCCAGTGGATTTACGGTAAGTGGTATTGATGGAACATTGTATATGGGTGATATTCCTACTGCTGGGACGACTGTTGGAAAAATAGTTTTCTTCAAACTTGTAAATAATCTACCTTTGATCGTTAAGAACGATGCTGGGACTGTAGATTACATTCATGGAGAGATTAATCTAGATGTGGTAAATATAACAGGTGCAACATTGGAAAGTGGAGTTATTGAAGTTGAAGCAATACCCGATTCTAATGATGTTATTGCTTTGAAAGATTTGTATTTACAATTAGATGTTTCAAACAGCACAGTTAAAGCTTTACCTGACGTTGTTTCCTCTGGTGAGAACACTTCTGCAACAGCATACGTCACAACATCCAGTTACGCTAGCGAATCAATCTATACAAGATAAATGACAGATATCAAAAGAGTAAAAATCTCTCATGTAATAGAATCGCAGATTCCTGAGTTTCTAACTAGCGAATCTCCTCTTTTTACAAGTTTTTTAACTCAGTATTATCAATCACAAGAACACCAATCTGGTGTAGCTGACTTAGCAAACAATCTAGCTGAGTACAGACAGATTGGTGCTTTTAATGCCGAGTCATTAGTTGTATCAACTGAGTTAACTGATAATGTCTATGCTGGTGATCCTACTATAAGAGTGACTTCCACTACTGGATGGCCTCAGAGTTATGGTTTGTTGAAAATAGATAACGAAATTATTACATACACCAATAAAACTGATACTTCGTTTATTGGATGTTCTAGAGGATTCAGTGGAATAGATCAAATATCCAAAGAAGATGCAGCCGAGTTTCTTAACTTTTCAGAAACCAATGCTGAGGTACATCTTGTTGGTGCAACAGTTCAAAATTTAAGTAATCTCTTTTTACAAACATTTTTTACTAAATTTAAGACAGAATTTTTACCTGGCTTTGAAAATAGAAGTTTTATAGAAGGGACTTCAGTTACAAACATACTTACAAGGGCAAAAGACTTCTATATGTCCAAAGGAACTGATTCCTCATATCAGATTCTGTTCAAACTTTTATATGGTGAGAATATTGATATTCTCAAACCAATTGAAAGTACTATTATACCTTCTGAAAACGTATATTTTAAAACTAAGCACGTTCTTGTCGAAAACTTGTTTGGTGGTCAACCATTAGAGACTGTAGGTAACTTCTTATATCAAGATATTGCTGGAATTGGAACTGCGAGTGCTTCAATTTACAATGTAGAGTATAGACCAATCAATCAGGTTGATTTTTATGAAATATCATTAGACTCAACATCATTTGACGGATCTTTTCAAGTGCCTGGTAAAACTAAGGCTTTAGAACTGACCCCAGCAGAAGCTCCAACACTAGTTGTTGACTCTACAGTTGGTTTTGGTCAAAGTGGAACATTATTAGTCAAACCTAGAGAAGGTGCAAACTATCTAACTCTAAGATACACTGACAAAACCATAAATCAGTTTTTAGGTGTTACTGGTATTACAACTTCTTTGGTTTTTGGTGCCGATATACTCGAAAACAAATTGGCATATGCTTATGCTGGTTTTGGTCAAACATCATTGTTGCAATTTAGACTTGTAAACGTAATTGATGAGGTGGATACCTCTGACTCCACAAATATGCAAGTTGGAGACAGTCTTAAGCTTCTTTCATTCGGTAAAGACTATGGAGATGATGCAAAATTCAACAATTGGATATACAATGTTCCATCTAGTCATAATGTATCTAATGTCAGTCAGGTAAACGTCAATACTTTCAGAATTACCATATTTGACTTATGTGTTTTCTACATTGATGAAGTTTTAATATTAAAGAATGCTGATAACGAACAAACAGAGATAACTGTCAAACAAATTGAGTATGATTCTACTAATGTAGAACAAATTTACTCAAATACTATTGTTGTTCAAGCTACAGGCACTATTCCTTCAAATGCAAATGTTATAACAAAAACTGTTACCAAGGCATCTCATAATACCAACTATTTTACTGAGGTATCTAATTTTCCAGTAGGTATTCAAAACAGTTATATTGATAAAGATCAAAAGTTCTTCTATGTAACTTCTTCTGGTCTACCCAACTATCCAATCTTTGCTACAGACAATAAAGTCTTTGTAAGAACTAGTTCTGTAGAGGTTGTGGACGGATTTGGCACGCCTTTACTAGGTGGAGGGTTTACTTATACCATTCAATCATTTGACTCTGCCAACGTCACTCTGACATCGCCACCACCTTTACCACATAACTATGTAACTGGTGATAAAATTTATTGGGATAACACAACAAATAGTGGAATCAATACTGGTGTTTATTTTGTAACTGCAATCAACCAAACTGAATTTTATCTATCATTCAGTGGTGCTGATGTATTTGCTCAGAAGTATATTGCTGTAAGAACTGGAACTTCTGGACAATTTATATACAAGTCTGGATGGGAAAACAAAACACTAAAAAATCAAAAGATAATTAGGAAATATCCATACATCAGAGAAAAGGAATTATTTGATGATCCAAACAAGAGAGAGGTAAACAACAGAGGTATAGGATTGATGGCGAATGGTGTAGAACTATTCCCTCCTACGGTTTTTGATGAACAAATCTTTCATGGTGACATAACCAGTATTAAAGTAACTAATCCAGGCACGGATTACGATGTAATCACTGGGCCTCCTCTTGTCATAAATGATTCTCAAGGAACTGGTGCGGTTGCTCATGCCAATATTGTGGGGTCATTTAGAGATATTAAATTAGTATCTCCTGGCATCGGATATCAAGAAAAACCAAAAATTACTGTAGAGGGTGGTAACGGATCTGGTGCTGTTTTAGAATCTAATCTTGTTAGAGGAAGTATTGTCGCAAATTTCAAGGCAGACGGAACAGCTGTCAACACAACCGATGAATCTATTACCTTTGAAGAGAGACATAACTTTGAAGTTGGTGAAGGTATAGTTTATGATGCTAGAGGGAACACTCCTATTGTCAATGTCGTTAGTGGATCTACTTACTTTGCTGGCCCCGTAACTGATAAGATAATAAAATTATACAACACTCCAGAAGATGCAAAAGTTGGTATCAATACAGTAAACATTGGAAATATAAGTTTTGGTTTTCATAAATTTACCTCTCTTGAGGCAAAAAACACTATAACAAAAATTTATGTAAAAGAATCTGGTTCTGGATATTCAAATAGGAAAATAATTGTATCATCTAGGGGAGTCAATGGTGATACACAATCTGGTATTAGCACATCTGACGATTATATTCTTGCATACAATCATAGTTTCAAAAACGGTGAGATTGTTGAGTATTCTACAACTGGTGCGGTTGCTAGTGGTCTATCTACGACTACACAATACGCCATCAAAGTTATCGACAATAACAAGTTTAAGTTATGTGATGTTGGAGTTTCCTCACAAAGAAATCTTACGAATTATAACAAAAATAAAACCGCTGTAATTCGTGGTCTGGGTAGTGGTAAACATACTATAAAGTACCCACCTATAGTGGTAAAGATTGAAAGTTTATCTGCTATTGGTAGCACGACTATTATAAAACCAGAAATAGATCCATTAGTTTTAGGATCTGTAGATAACGTTTACTTAGAGGACGGTGGTATTGGATATGGTTGTACCAACATTATGGATTTCCATAGAAGACCCGATGTAGGTATCTCTACCGTTGTATTCCAAGCTTTATTAAAACCAATCGTAATCGATGGTTCTATAGTTGATGTTCAAATTCTTGCATCTGGTCAAGGATATAGAGCTGATTCTGATATTGACATATTCAGTCCTACAGGAAGTTTTGCTGACATTAGACCTATTATCACTGGAGATAAGATTACAGGTGTTCAGATACTCGATGGTGGTATTGGGTATCGTAGTAGCGACACTACTTTGGATTTGCGTAATAGAGGTAAATCAGCTAAGTTTATTGCAAATGTCCGTGAATGGAAAATTAACCAAGTCCAGAAAAATGAAAATATCATCAACTTAGAAGATTCAATATTAACAAAACCAAGTACAAACCCAGAGTATCAATTACAAACGATAGGAATGTATCCTCCACAGAAGTTGAGATATCAACTTGGAGACAATATTGACTCTGGTAACTTAGAGACACCTAATGCTTTCCACTCACCTATATTAGGATTTGCCTATGACGGAAATCCAATTTATGGCCCATATGGATATCAAACTGCAACTGGTGGTGCAATTAGAAGATTACAGTCTGGATACATTCTCAATACTTCTCTATTATCGGGTATAAGACCTCCTGGCTTTGCTTTTGGATACTTTGTTAATGATTACATCTTTGACAACTCTGGCGACCTAGACGAGTTCGGTGGAAGGTATTGTGTTACACCACAGTTCCCTGATGGCACATATGCATATTTCTACAGTGTTGATATCGACTCTAGTGGTGTTGCTAAACCAAAATATCCATATCTACTTGGAAATAAATTTAAAGATACTCCTATTGAAGAAAATTTTGTAACTTTCTTCAACCAAGACATTGATATTATTTCTAGAAATCTTACTAGAAACATATCACCATACTATCTCTCATTTGGTAATTCTGACTACGAACTTATTGATGATGTTAAAGATGCCCTAAAACAAGAGTTTGAAGTTACTAAAACTAGAAGTGCTGGTATTACTTCAGTAACTATTTTCTCCAGAGGAGATGGATATAAGGTGGGTGATACTCTAACCTTAGATTCTAAAGGAACAAACGGAACTGGTGCGAATATTGTTGTAGATGAACTTCTTGGTAAGGAAATTGATACCGTAGAAATAGGCGTATCTACATTTATCAACACTACTTTAAGATTAAACAAAAAAGAAATAATTGGTGTCACTACAGAACCACATGATATCATTGATGGTGAAACTATTTCTATAAGTGGTATAAACACAGCTCAATTTACTGAATTTAATGGTCTTAGAAAAGTCAGTGTTGTAAGTAGAAGAGTAGGGTTAACAACATACTTAAACAATGTAACTAACACTGGAGTAAGTACACATATATTCGTTACTGACACACGAGGATTCAATCCTAGTGATACTATTGGAATAGGTACAGAAAAATTTGTTATTACTGGTATAGATACTAGTTTTTCTAGATTATTTGTGAACAGAGAAAACTATGTCGGTGCTGCAATGACTCACGCAGCTGGAATTGACAATGTTATCTTAAAACCCAATAAATTCTCTTTCCCTGTTGGTGCTTCTACTGTAACTAGATTTACTTTTGAAAATTATATAACCTATTTCAATCCACAACAAACAGTTGGTGTTGGTTCTACAGGCACACACTACACACTTCCTGTAACTGGTTTAAGTACAATACAAACTGTAGAAAACAGATTTGTACCACAACAAAGAATTTATATTAAGGATCACAAGTTCTTTACTGGTCAGAAACTTTCCTACAACATGGGTATTGGTGGAACATCACTTGTTTGGGCAAAAGTTGCTGCTGGTGCAACATCTGGAGTAGGAACAGAAGTTTTACCTGATGGAGATGTATATGCAATCAATTTTGAACCTGATTACATTGGATTAGCTACTGTAGCATTCTCTACGGCTGCTGATGCGATATGGTTCTACAATGTCGCTTCTAATTCTGGGTTTGCACACTCATTAGCGACTAATTTTGAACAAGTAACATCTAAAGTTGAGAAATTTTTCGGAAAAGTAGGAGTTAGGTCGGATCACGAACTCCAAAGTGGAGATTCAATTACTATCGACGCTTTACCTCAATCTACAGAGGAAGTTATTATAAGATATGATCCAGTTCTTGCTAAAGTAACTACAAAACGAGTAGGATTTACATATACAAGTTTTTCTGCTGATTTGACTGAAATAAACATCAGTGATGAGGATTTGCAGAGCGGTGATAAGGTTGTTTACTACGATAATGGAAATACTATCAACGGATTGATCAATAATGAGACATATTTTGTTCTTAGAGAAAATACTGACTTTATAAAATTATGTAAGTACAAGTCTGATGTATTTGATTCCAATCCTGTTTCAATTTCAACAGTAACAACATCGAGTGCAAACAATTTAAGCTTCCTTGCTAAAATTAATCCACCCCTCGATTTTACAACTGGCAATACCATAACATTTGACGTATCTGATCAAAGTTTGTTAGATATGAGATTGGACTTCTTTGAGGATGTTAATTTTAACAACAAACTAGATGTTAACGGCACTAATTCCACAGGATTCAATATCACTAGGAGCGGTATATCTGGAAACACCGATGCTACTGTAACTATCAACACCAACATCAATTGGCCAACAAAAACTTTTTATAATCTTACACCTGTTGTACCATCAGATACTAGGAAAACATTTGGATCATCTGATATTGAAGTTACTGGTAGAAATAACATAACATTCAAAGATTTGATTATAAGAAATCAACATTCAGTTTTGAAGATTGATGATAGAAACTTCTCTTTTAATTTGAAAGAAAAACCACTAGAATCCCAAAAATTTGTATCTAGAACTGGTGTAAGCACCATCACATATAGTACAACATCACCGACTGCTAGAGGCCCTATTTTCAAAACTAAAATAAACTTCCCAGGCAGAGGATATACTATCCTACCTAAAGTTATTGGTTTTGCTAGTACTCAAGGTCAAGATGGAATTGTAAAAGTATCATCTCCCGATATTGGTAAGATAGATTTGATTGAAAGAATAAAAGATGGATTTGATTACCCTACAGACCCAACTTTACTACCATTCCTAAGTGTACCAGCAATAGTTGACATAAGTGGTATTGCTAGAATAGATCAAATCAAAGTAACTGATGGAGGAACAAGATATAATCAACCACCAACATTAGCTGTTCGTGGTAACAATAAAGTTAAAATTGCAGCTCATGTAGAAGGTGGATCTGTTGATAGAGTTGATGTAATTCAAAATGCTTTTGAATTTAAAGAACCTTTAAGTATCATTACAACTAATAACTCAAATGGTTATGATATTGACGCTATTAGTCATAGTGGCACCACTGTTACTGCCGAATTGTTATTGGATGCACAATTCAACATACCAGTAACAACTGGTTTTGCATCTACAGAAACCAAGTTACCCTTTGCCATAGGTGATAAAGTATTTCTTGAAAATTGCAGATTAAAACCAAATTCAATTCTTGCTGGAGAAGGAAACTTCAACTCTGCTGATTATGATTTTTCATTCTACACAGTTACAGGTGTAAACACATCAAATGCAACTGTAGAATTTAGTATGGCAGATGCACCTGGCATTTCTACAGTTACTTTAGGATCTTATGATGATGACTTCACTCTAGGAAGTATTGTTAATTTCAATGATATGGCTAAGTTCCAAATGACAATCATTGATGATTCCAAATACTTATCAGGTGAAAAAGTAACTTCTACCAAATTTGAAGGAGTTGTTTCTGAGAACGGTTGGGATGTTAATATAGGACAATTAAGACTCAGTGATACCATAGGTTCTCTAAGGCCTGGTGATATACTATTCGGTGAGGTTTCCAAGTTAAGGGGTGAAGTAAGAGATGTAAACAGGTTTAGTGTTGAGACTACTGTTGGAGTTACCAGAGATAAAGTTTCTAAAAACGATATGAATGTTGGTATACTCAACGATTTCAGTCAAAGATTATCAGATAACTTCTATTTCCAAAAATTCTCATACTCAATCAAAAGTAGATTACCATATACAACATGGAAAGAATCAGTTAAATCCATAGTTCATCCATCTGGATTCTTGGAGTTTTCAGATCTTATTGTAGAGAGTGATCCAATTGCAAATGCCCCTAATGTAGGAATTGCAAAATCTAATAATATGAAAGTTAAGGCAGTAGATACCTCTGTCGAACTTATTTTGAATATTGATAATGAAATGTACATGGGCAGAAGAGATAACTTTGCCATCGTTACGGAAGATGATCCACTACCTGATGGATCGGTACAAAGAATATTCTTCCCAGAAGGAAGACCAATTAAGAGTTTCATTATGAACAAGTCTAATAAGGTCTTGAATTTAGATGATATATCTTCTGGATTTAATGGTAAACATGACAGAACTGGAACTTTGGTTGGTAGTAAACAATTCCAACTTTCCACTGGCGGTAAACCAGTGTTCAAAAAGTCATTCCAAGTTGGAGGACTTAATACTAACGTAGATCTTCTACTTAACATTCTAGAGATACAGAATCACGATTTTCAAACTGGTCAACCTGTAAGATTAAACGATCAAGGTTTCGATAGAATTAGCATTGCAACTACATCTCATGTTACAGGGCCAAAAGATATTGTTATGTCTGTAGTCACATCTGGTATTGGTGGAAGTTCAATGTATGAAAATGGATATAATATCCAGATTCCAGGCCCAGTAACAGGAACTGCTGTAACAGAAAATCCTCCAGGCCCATTGTTTAGGATATATGGATTTGGAAATGCAAATGGAGGTGTGCCTGGCCAAGGAGGAAGTGGTAGTGGTTCTATATTCCAAGTTAAGTTTGACTTTGACCAAACCACAGGACAATGTATATCTACTGCTGTGACACTAATTAATGGTGGTCGTGATTACATTGTTGGTGATACTGTAAGTATTGCTGGTACATATCTTGGTGGTGCTACACCAGCAAATAACTTATCTTTCCCTGTCACCAAAACAACAGGATCAAGAGTTGGAATAGAAACAACTTATAGTAATATTCCTTCGACTAATGATGGTGGTGGATCAGGAGCGACATTCAACGTAACCAGAGATGCCAACTTAGATATTTCTGGTGTAAGTGTTGTTACTGGTGGAACTGGATATGCAACCACAAATACAATCTCAATTGCAGGGACATACATAGGTGGGGCAACTCCAGGCGATAACATCACATTATCACCTGTGGAATGTGGAACAAACAAAATGCCTGATTTAATGTTTGTTGCAAAAGTAGATGATTTTAAATTTAGATTATCTGGATTTTCTACATCTTTACCATTTGATTTTACTTCTATAGGAACTGGAAATCAAATATTATCAGTCACTGAGCCAAACAAACAGGCTCTGATCATGGTGGATAATATTATCCAAACCCCATTGACAAACAAAAAGTTGAAAGTGACTGTATCCGAAGCAGTCGGTGTTGGTACAGAAACTATAACAGTTAGTGCTGGAATAGGATCATTGTCTAAGGGCGATGTATTGAGAATGAATGATGAATTTGTCAAAGTAAAACAGATAGGAGACTCTACATTTGTCAATGCGAGAAATGCTATATTTGAACATACTGTTGATAATGATTTCTTCTATGACACTAACAGATTGAACTCCTCAGTTGTGAAAGTTTCTGACACTTCAATCACAATGGATGATAACCCACCATATTAACTATAAATAAAGAAAAAACGTTTTAAGTAATGGCTAAACAAGGGATTAGTACTGGTTCTGCTCCTAATGATGGGACGGGCGATACCCTATTGGCAGGGACTATTAAGATCAATAATAATTTTAATGAAATATACGATAAGTTCGGAGACGGTACTAATCTTGTAAGTTTTGTTTCTTTTGCTAGTACTGCTGGGTATTCTACAAACTGCGGTATTGCATCAACTTCCGTTCTTGCTGGTCTTGCAGCAAG